ACATCCCCTCGTCCATTGATTTCTGGATAAGGTCTACAATATACCTGGATACATTGAAACCCTTGGCTTTATGTTTCTGTTCTGCTATCCAATCAATCATTCTTATAGGAATGTTAATTGAGATCGGAGCTGTCAGTATTTTCTTTCCTGCTTTGTCGACATGGGTGGGTGGTCGACCTACACCTCTTTTGTTATCACTCGCCATAGATACCTATTGTAAAGAGGGGTATTAATTAATTCATAATTAATTCATATTAATGAAAAGGCCTGTAATCCAGAAACCTTTCGATAAAATCGATTATAGAAAGTAATACTTATACTACTCGGTTTTTTAAAGAAAAAAATAAGACGTCATACTACTACTACTATTAATTATGAATTAAATAATATATAATATAACTACTTCAACCCTAACTTATCACTCTTTTTGGGCTCGATACTGGGGGTGTTCTGGCTCTCTGGGCCTACTAAACCCCCTAATCCACCTCTTTTCATGAGGTACTCGGCCACGAATCCGAGTATTGGGTTGTCCTTTGTTACTGCCTTGATTGTTGCCTGGCCTGTTGCCTGGTCTAATTTTTTACTGGCCGCTCCCAGGGAACCAAAAAAAGAAGATTGGAAAGCCTCAAGTTTTTCGTGCATCCTTTCGTCAATTTCATTTACAATTGGATCCAAAGCCTCAAGCAGCATTTCGTCTGATTCTGGCCCCTGGATATATTCCACCCACGCATCCCGACTTAATCCTGCGATGTAATGGCTTAGAAAGAAATAAAAAAAACTCCAGAAAACGGCAAGTCCTATTAATTCGATGGCTGTAATTTCCATTTACTTTCCTGTTAGGTAATCTTGCCAATCTGAATTACTGCCGCCTGGCTCGATATATTGTTGCCAACACGGATAAGTCAATTTACCATCCGTTCGTACACAATAACTCGGTACTCCTCCAGGGCCTTTAGGTTCTGGAGCAGGAGGGCCCACAAGAGTAGGCGAGAGGCCCCCCGCATCCTTTAAAAATTTAAGCAATACGATCACAGGACCGAGGTTCATCTTTTCACGTACTTATCCCAAAAGTCTGCGGCCTCTCCTTTGAAAATACCCGCACCTTCTGGCGTTGCAATTTCTAAAAAGCCCTCAATAAAATCTTTTGTAAAAGTCACGTATTCAACTTTAGTAGGTGGAACGAAACCATTACCATTATCATCCTGTTTACTCAATGTATCAAATATTAATTTAAGTAAAGTTGGTGCCGATGCCAGGCCAATAATGCCCGCTATTATTGGCGGTCCATTGGGATTAACTAATAATGCAGACAAATAATTTCCCCTGCGCTCACGTCCGAAGTATTCGTCTACTGCTTGTTGTTGTAGCTTTGTAACCTTCTTTAGTTCGAACCCTTCAGGAATTAACGCATAGGCCATTATTCATTTCATCCTTTTAAGAGATCCAAAAAGAGCCTTATGCATTTCCATTAACTTAGGCATTGAAAAGGGCACATCACTGTTTGCATGTCCCATTTTATCCAGGAGCATATCATACATTGCATTAAGACAGGTTTTCATCTTACGCTTTACCTGGCTCTTAGTTAGTTTCTTCCTGGGCATTATTCGTAGATCCTCCCTGTTAGGACTGCCGCCATATTCCTCGTTACTGCATTGGTCATTTCAGCAGTAGCAGTTATATGAGTAAAAGCAGGTATGATAATAGGAAGCGGACCTGAATAACTCCTGGTGCTACCGCCTATCAAATCAATATAAGAGATTACAATTTGTCCATTCATTTCCATTTTATAGAACACATCCTCTGTAGACTCTTCATTAACATCAGCTGCATAAAGGAATTGAATCTCACCTTTTAACATATAATTACCAGTTGAAAAATCAAGGAGTACAGTTTCTACCTCTGTAGTGGAAACAGCTCCCGAGTATGCATACCCGTAGGTTCTATCCTGCCAAGTAACTCTAATTAAATTTAGATTAGAACCTACGCCTGATGGGTTGCTACCTGCTGTATTTCCTGCTCCTCCTCCGCCTGCAAGAGCCATTATGCTCCTAAGCGAACTGACAGGTTACGACACAATCTATAGTTGCGACTTGTGTGGTTGCGATCTCGTAGGAAATAGAATTTCCAGGTTGCACAGCCAGGTCAGTATCAATGTTAACATACATCAAATTGGAACCAGTGCTTGAAGGCATAGCGACTTGGCCGCCTGCATTAAAAACGGCATCCCCGTCCCGCATCGCATTTCCTGTCATTTTTACCAATCCACAAAATTCTTCTGCTGCATCGACAGCAAAGGAAACCGTGATATTTTTTATCGAACTTACATTTGTTGGAACTGTAAAACTGCTCGATACTGTTGCTGCTCCAAGGGCACTGAGTGCCTGGAATACTCCTGCTGTCGTTGTGCTTCCGCTAACGCTTCTTGTTATTGCTAGTGCCATTATTTCAACTCCTGAGTTTTAAAGGACCAATCGATCCTAGGACCTTACTTCCGCCCAAACTGCCTAAAATCAGTTTGGCCGCAGTTACACCGACTCCAATTTTAATGAAATCGTTCTTGTTTGTTTTGAAAGCGTCTGATAGTACCCTCAGACCGCCGTTAATATCTCCTTTAATGAAAGACTGCGCCGCCGTTCCTGCGTTGGCCGCATCGAGAAATGCGAGACCCGCTCCAGTTTCCAAAAGATTTATTGAAAAAGACTTACGCCTTCGAGCTCTCCTGACTTTTCTTCGTGCAACCATTATTTATCTCCTTGTGGGGCGGCCATCGAAGGCGCCCGATATACTCACATATGAGTAGCTACTTAAAAGGGCGGCATCTACGACATAAGATAATTTCAGTGACGTTTATTTGTTCGGTTACTGGATCGTAATCATTTAGGTAAAGTTGTAACGTTGCTTTTTCTTTAGGTACTACGGCACCGCATACCGTACAATCAACCAGTTCTAAATGGTCACGCATTATACACACTATCCATAACTTTCGAGCAATGTTTACAGACTACCCGACCTGCTACGTCAGGACCTTTTACATATGAACGGGTCCACGCCTCACATCGAATACAGTAACCCCCTTTTCTATTAGTGTGCATTAACCGTCCCCTATTGCCTCTTCCATTGGTTCATCTTCGTCTTCGTCAAAAGGAATCCTAGCGCAGACCTGGCAACCCCTGGTGCCTGGTGTTTTTGCAGTGGCGCCAAAGTGTGCCACATTATTCCAAAGGTCCAAAGCAGTACCACAATTAGCACAGTCATAGTAAAATATATAATGCACTAAGTTCTTATTGAATTCACCGCCTTCTGACTGCATTCTCTTGGCTGTACAATCCTCACAGGATAAGCCGATTGCCCGCTCCTGGAGATTGGTACCATAGCAATTAGGACACATCCCCTCGTCCATTGATTTCTGGATAAGGTCTACAATATACCTGGATACATTGAAACCCTTGGCTTTATGTTTCTGTTCTGCTATCCAATCAATCATTCTTATAGGAATGTTAATTGAGATCGG